TTTTTTTTATTTTTTTTTTTTTTTTTTTTTTTGTTTTTTTTTTTGTTATATTTTCTTTATATTCAATACTATATATTGTTTTATATTTGTTATCTTGTTTAATAATTATAACTGTATCTTTATTAATACTATAGGATTCGCTTGAAAAAGAATTTGAAGGGCAAATAATATTAATTTTATCTGTTAGATCATCATTTACTAATTCTAATATAATTAAATTAACTCCATTTATATCCAATAATCCATTTTCTTTACTTATTAAATCCCATAAATATGAATAATCTATTTTCTCTCCTGAAGTTATAAATGTTTTAAATTTAGTATATGATTTTACTATATTTATAAATACTTTTTTTTGTAAATCATTATTCATATCTGTATTTTTATATAAAATAGATGATTTAAAAGACTCTAAAACAATTGATTTGTCTAGTTTATTTTTATCATTAAAAATAGAGATTAAAGACCCATTTTGTAATGTCATAAAGGTATCAATGTCTACTTTACTAATTATTTCTTGTTTCATTTCTTCAATAGTATATTGTTTTTTATCAGTGCTGTATAAATCTGCTAATACTCCAATAAAAGATTGATTTTCACTATTTTCTACTCCTTGTCTTAGTAAATATTTTTTTTTGGGCTCTAAATTATGGGCATTTGATTGTTTTTGTTTTAAAAATGAGGCAATCGCAGTTGGCAAATAAGCCAAGCGTCCGGCCGTTAAGTTTTCTTTGTCATAACTTAATATATAATTTTCATCTTTTTGTTGTTCAACTTTATTTACTTTATGTATTTTTTTTTTACCACAGCACGGAGGATAATTTTCGCCTTTATTTAATAAATAAGGATATTCATATAATTCATTTTGTAATACAAACTTATCAGCAGTTGTTTTACTATCATTTTTGCCTAATATTTTATTGACATATTCTTTTGATTTGACCGTTTCTTCTGTCAAACTGACATTATTATGTAAATCCCAATATCGTGGGCATATATACCAAAATTTTTCACCAGTTGGAGTATTATATTCAACAATATCTTTATATGAACCAGGGTGTAATTTATCTATTTTTTTCTTTTCACTTTCATCAAGAATAATTGGTTGTCTTTTTATATCTCCTTTCTTAGAAGATTGACAAGTTCTTCCATATTCTGTAATACCTTGAGTTTTTATTGCATTTTTTCCTATGTTTAATGTTGGATCTTTTTCTTTCATTCTACTTATAAAATAATTACGTACATCTATTCCTACTTTTGCACCTCCAAATGCATAATGCTTAAGTAATTCATCATCTTCATCTGTATCACTTCCTATTTCTGATTCAGAATTTATTATTTTATTATATTCTTCTGGCTCTGATTGTGCTTCTGGTTCTACTACTAATTCTTCTGGTTCTACTACTAATTCTTCTGGTTCTGCTTCTGCTTCTGATTCTGATTCTGCTTCTGATTCTGCTTCTGCTTCTGGTTCTACTAGTAATTCTTCTGGTTCTGCTTCTGGTTCTGCTTCTGGTTCTGCTTCTGCTTCTGCTTCTGCTTCTGCTTCTGCTTCTGCTTCTGATTCTGCTTCTGCTTCTGGTTCTGCTTCTGATTCTACTAGTTCTGGTTCTTCTGGTTCTGGTTCTTCTGGTTCTTCTGGTTCTGTGTCGTCTTCTAATTCTAGGTCTATAATTGAGTCTTCAATAGATTCAATATCATCTGGAACTAGTATATCAAAGTCTTGAAGTACTTCCTCTTCATCTTCGTCTTCGTCTTCATCTTCATCTTCGTCTTTGTCTTCGTCTTCATCTTCATCTTCATCTTTTACTCCAAATCCTAATTCATCTTGTAATTTATTTTTTTCAGCCTGTTTAAATTGAGTTAATATTGCAGTATCAAACAATTGATTACTAAATAAAATAAAAAAAATACTTTGTAAATAAAGTTCTATTGTTTTTAAATAGTTTAAATTATTTATTCCAGACACTTTAATATCTAGTTTTGTATTTGACGGTTTTTTAAATGTAATTATAGTCAAAAGTCCAGGAAAAATATCATTTAAAGATTTATCTTCATAATATTTTTCAACTTCAATACTTGAATCTTCTTTTGATAAGTTTAGATTTGTTGCCAATTCAGAAATAATAACTTCTTTATCTATACTTTTTTTTTTTAAATTATTAATGAATGATTTAATAAAATTATTTTGATTATAATTAGAAACACGTTTATAAGTTAATATTATTCCTTGTTGATTTTCTATGTTTTTTTCTATAACATCAAATACAGATAATAATAAATTAATATTTTTAAGGACATTCTCTTTCAAAATATATTCTTGAATAATGTTAGGATAAATTAAATTATAAGTTAAATCAATAATATCAATTGTATCATGATGTAAGTTAATAAAATTTAATAATTTAAAACCAGTTTCTTCAATTAGTATATTAATTTCATCTATAAGAGGTTGAACTAGTCTTGTAATTAATTTATTAATAAAATTAATAGATTGTGGAGTAAGCATTTTTAGATTAATTATAATAGACATATCTTCTTTGAATCCAATAATTATTTCATTAGTATTGTCTTTAATAAAATAATAAACTCCTTTTTTTTCTTTTTTTATTTCCAAGTCTTCTTCTTTTTGTTTTTTAATTTTTCCAATTTCTTTTTTCTTTTTAATTTCTAATTTACTTAAATATGGTATTTTAGTACCATCATATGATATTTTATCAGTATATAATCTATATATATTTTCCATTTTACTAGAAGGGATAAACTTAATAAATGGCATTTTAATTGTAGAATGAATATTTTTAAATAAAATGTCTAGTGGTATTGTATTGTTATGTAAGGATTTTATTTTAAATTCAATATCTAAAATATTATTAATTGCGTCACCTGATTGATCCTGTTGTTCATCTCCTGGTTCATCTCCTGGTTCATCTCCTGGTTCATCTCCTGGTTCATCTCCTGGTTCATCTCCGGGTTCATCTCCTGATTCATCTCCTGGTTCATCTCCTGGTTCATCTCCTGGTTCATCCCCTGGTTGATCTTCTGGTTCATCCCCTTCTGGTTTTTTTTCAACTGTTTTTATTTTTTCAAAATATACTTTATTTAAAGTTTCTAATTTTTGTTCATTTTCTAAGTACATTAATTTTTTTTCATTATATTTAATGTATAAATTATGTTTTTGTTGTTCTAATTGTTTTAAATCAAGTATTTCTGCTTTATATAAAAGTGGATAAAATTGTTTAATAAAGTCAGATTCATTATAAGATTGTAAACTCGCATATTTTAGAACATCAGTTGCAGTACAACAAAAAATTCTATTTTTATATAATTTATTTATTTTTTTAAATAATATATTATAACTATTGGTTTCATATTTATGATCGCTAGGAATTAGATTACCAAAAGGATTAACAATAAATGGATATATATTTTTTTCTGAATTATATTTCATTTTTTTAATTTCTAATTCTAATGGAATTTGTATAATAACATTAATTTCATTAATATATTCCTCATTTAATTCATAAAAAAACTCAATTAATTCATTGTAATCATAATACTCTTTACTAATAGATAATTTATTTATTAGAGTTTCTGGTTTATTTATATTGTATAAAAAATTTATTAATACATTTTTAGAAACAAATCCAATGTCTTTATGTTTTAAATTATTAAATATCTCTTCAATTGTTAAAGATATTTCTTGTTCGCAATACAAATATAATTCTTCATAAATAACTTCATTACTGCTGTTGTTGTTAAAGTTTAAAATTTTTTTTTTAATAATATCAATTGTATCATCAAAAAAAATTGTAGATTCAGTATTAATTATTTTAATATTTTTATCTGTAATTTCTTCTAATTCATCACTATCAAATACTCCATCTTTACCATTTGTTCCATTATAAATTTCAATCTTATTTATATTATTATATTCTAAATGATATATTTTAAATGTATCTTGAGACATATAAAGTATTTATATATATTATTTAAATATTAAATAGTTATTTTGTAAATAATATATAAAAATATATATTAATAGATATTAATAATATATTATGTATAATATCATAGTTGCTTTTGATAATAATAGAGGAATTGGAAAAAACAATACTATTCCGTGGTATTTTTCGGAAGATTTAAAATATTTTTCAAAAATAACAAAAGGCAATAATAATAATGCAATTATTATGGGAAAAAATACATGGACTAGTTTAAGTAACCCATTGATTGCGAGAGATAATCTTATATTGTCTACATCATTAAATATTACAAATAACAGTCCAAAAAATAATTATATAAAAACATTTACAACTTTAGAAGAGTTAGAACTATTTTGCATTAATCAAAATTATACAAATGTTTGGATAATTGGAGGCGGCCAAATATACAATGATTTTTTAAAGAATAATAATATAGATAAAATAGATAAAATATATGCGACAATAATTAATAATGATTATAATTGTGATGTATTTTTTCCTAAATTAGATGAACTCCAATGGAAAATTATTAAACAAGATGATAAGATAGAAAATAACACAATGATTTCATATATTATCTATGAAAAAATAATCAATAATTAAATTGCGTCTTATACAGTTTGATTTTTTCTATATTATCTTATAATGGATAATATAATAACTAATTTAGTAGGATTTAATTTTAAGGAACTTTCACTAGAGAATCCTACACCGCTGCAAGGTGGTAATTTTTTTACAAAAATTAAATATTCAAATAAAGGTATTGCTTTATATTTACAACTTCCACAGTGTGTTAGTAAAAATGGTATAATTACATGTACAAATAAACGTTCTTATATTGATTTACAGTATAATTATTTTGAAACTGATCTATTAAATTGGTTAGAAAACTTAGAAAATAGATGCAGAGAATTAATTTATGAGAAACGCGAACTATGGTTTGAATCTGAAATGATGGAAGATGATATAGAAAATATGTTTTTAAATACCTATAAACCATATAATTCTGGAAAATATTTAATAGTTAGAACTAACGTTCCTAATGTAAAAAATATTAAGCAGCAAGGATGTTTAATATATGATGAAAATGAGAATTTTTTAGAATATGAATCTATTAAAAATAATATTCAAATAATACCATTACTCCATATTGAAGGTATTAAGTTTACATCCAAAAGTTTTAAAATTGAATTTACAATAAAACAAATAATGGTTTTATCTTTAGAAGATAAAATAAAAAACAATTGTTTAATAAAACATAATAATACAAATACTAACACAACTACTAATAATGAAATAAAAGACGCTGATGCCAGCAAAAAAGAAGAAGAAGCAACAGAAACAACAGAAGATGAAGAAGAGGAAGAAGAAGAAGACGATGAAGAAGAGGAAGGAGAAGAATCGGAAGAAGAGGAAGGAGAAGAAGCGGAAGAAGAGGAAGGAGAAGAAGCAAAAGAAATCAAAGACAATAAAAATGAAAATAATATAGAAACTTTAGATAATTTACAAGAATATACTTTAGATATAGAAAATATAGAATCCGATAATATTTCTTTAAAATCTCCAAAAGAAGTATATTATGAAATATATAAAGCGGCATGTGATAAAGCACAACAATTTAGAAAAGCAGCATTAGAAGCACATTTAGAAGCAAAAAATATTAAAATTAAATATAATCTTGATAGTTTAACTGATTTACCAAGTTTTAGCGATTTATTAAATTTAGAATAAATAAAATTTAAATAAATAAAATTTAAATAAATAAAATTTAAATAAATAAAATTAATATAAAAAATATTATATTATTATATTATTTTATATATATGAAAAATATGTCTGCTTTTTCAAAGTTGCTAAAAAATCGGAACTTATCTATGATTTTAGCAATATTAGCATTTCTTGGTGTTGTTATATTTTTATATAATTCTCATAAAGCAAAATCGCTTGCTCCGCTTTCCCCTTTAAGCTATAGTTTTATAAATAATAATAATACACCAACTAATACTTTGCAAACTGATTTAGAACAACCTCCAATCGCAATGAATGTTCAAAGTAGAGAAATTCCACAAACCAATAGTGGAAACTTTAATCCATCTGAATTACTTCCAATGGATAATAATAGAGATTTTGGAGCAAATAATCCAGTAGGTCAAGGTCTTGGCGCCAATTTAAATATGTTAAATGCTGGATTTCACCATGGAATTGATACCGTTGGTTCAACTTTAAGAAACGCAAATCTTCAGTTACGGTCGGAACCCGCAAATCCCAGAGCTGCGGTGAGCCCATGGTTACAAAGCACAATTGAACCAGATACTTTAAGACGTCCTTTAGAAATTGGAACTACTAATATGTAAGAACATTTAAGATTATTTAAGATTATTTAAGAACATATATACTATTATATGTTCTTAAAATTTGGTTTGTTAATGATAAAAATTTTGCGTCAAAAAGAGAGACAATGAATATTAAAAAAATATATAAAGCAATAATATTTGCTATTATTAATTAAAATTTATGATAAAGTTTCATAAATTTCATTTATTACGTCTAATAATTCATTTGCAAGTTTATCCTCATCAATATCAAAGAAGCATTGACTATTATTAAGGATTATTGATGCTTCATCATGTGGCCATAACTCCTTATCCCCTGGCTCACGCAATAAAGTATTATATACATATGTAATTACAGGAATCTCTTCACAAGTTATGTTAACATTCTTTATATGTTCAATATATTCAAAGACAAATGACAAATCTAGAGTAAATGCTTTCTTATCTGTCTTCATCCTATATTTCAAATATTCTATTATTAAAATTTCATTAATATAAGCATCATAAATAGTTCTTGCGCATATTTTTTTAAATTGATTTTCTATAAATTCTCCAGTTAATAGTTCAATATTAAGATGGGGTTCATAATTTGTCTTTTCAAATAGCATTTGCGTCTTTAGCATTGATTATTGATTATTGATTATTGATTATTGATTATTGAATATTAATTTTAATAATTTTAAATCAATTTTTTTATTGATTTAACTAGTTAAATATTGATTTATTAATATAATAAATTAATGGCACATAAATAATTGAACTTATATTTATTATATATAACTTAACTTGTTGTTCTTTTTTCATATATACATAAACATGCTTAATATCAAATGTTCCAAATGTTGCCCAATAACACCATACTAAGTTAGTAAAACATCCAACAAATGAATGATGTAATGTAACATTGTTGGGTATATAAATATTTACATATAATAATGGTAAATTATGCAATACCATATTTCCAATATGAAAAACAGAGATTGGAATTTTTTTTCTAATGGCCATTCTTGTAAAACTAGTGTTATCCATAAAATATGCGGCATTAAATGTAAAAAAAATTATATGGTTCCAACAATAACATATACTATATAAATAATCATAATTAATATAATTAATATAATTAATATATGGTTTAAAATAACAGAAAGCAAATAATAATAAGTTAATATTCGTAAAAGGAATAATATTCTCTCTAATAATAAACTCCTTTAGTGCAGTCATATTGTAATAATTAAAAATTAATAAATAATCTTAATAAATAACATTAATAAATATTTAAATTGTATTAATATATTTATTAAATATATATATTAAATGCCAACAAGAAAAGGACCAACAGAAAGTGCTAATAACTTTTCAATAGGAACAAAGAAACGAGGTAATGATGGCAATATGTGGGTCATAATACAAACAAAAAATAGTAAGCGGTGGTCTAAAGTGAATAAAAACAAATTACAGAAAACAAAGAAAAATATAATATACAAAATAATTAAAGGAAACAATAAAACAAAAAAATATACAATATACAAAATAATTAAAGGAAACAATAAAACAAAAAAATATACAATTCATAAAAGCAAAAAAAACGATATCTCAGTAGATAAATTAAGACAACTACTTAAAAAATATGACGCATCATTTAATGGTTCAAAAGAAGCGATGGATCAAAAGTTATTTAGATTGCGGCGGGCAACAATTGAAAGCAATGATTTAAAATTAATTTATAATTTATTAGATAAAGGTCAAAAAATAAAAGCAACACAACTCATACAAGATAGAATTAGTAAACCAATTACTAATTATAAAGGAATGTATGAACCACTAACCAAACCAATAAGTTCAATGACGCGTGAAGAGTTAATAAAGAATTTACAAAAATTTAGAGACAGTTGGGAAAAAATTACTACAAAAGACCAAGATTTATCAGATGAACGTTTAAATAGTGAACCAACCGACCGATTACGAAATCAAATCAAATTTTATTATAGTGATGACGCAAAATTATTAGCTGAAGAATGGTTGCGAAATTACAAGGGATGAACATTTATCTAAACATTTTATATTTAACTGTATTAATATATTTATTAAATATATATATATATTAAATGCCAACAAGAAAAGGGCCAACAGAAAGTGCTAATGACTTTTCAATAGGAACAAAGAAACGCGGCAATGATGGTAATATGTGGGTCATAATACAAACAAAAAATAGTAAACGATGGTCTAAAGTAAATAATACAAAAAAGACAAACAATAAAGGAAACAATCAAGGAAATAATCAAACAAAAAAATATACAATTCATAAAAGCAAAAAAAACGACATTTCAGTAGATAAATTAAAACAACTACTAAAAAAATATAATGTAACAACAAGTGGTTCAAAAGAAAAGATGGCACAAGGTTTAGTTAGAGTAAGAAATTTTTTAATTGAAAGCAATGATTTAGAATTAATTTATAATTTATTAGACAAATCCCAACAAAAAAAAGCAACACAACTCATACAGGATAGAATTAATAAACCAATTACTAATTATAAAGGAATGTATGAACCACTAACCAAACCAATTAGTTCAATGACCCGCGAAGAGTTAATAAAGAAGTTACAAAAATTTAGAGATAGCTGGGAAAAAATTACTACACGAGATGCCGATTTATCAGATGAACGTTTGAATGATGAACCAACTGACCAATTACGTAACCTAATTAAATTTTATTATAGTGACAGCGCAAAAATGTCTGCGGAAGAATGGTTGCGAAATTACAAGAGATGAACATTTAACATTTAACATTTTATATTTAATAACACATAATATTATATGTTATTAAATTTTGATTTGTTAACAATTGTGCTTGTTATATTAATTTTTGTAATAATATATCGTATTTATATTACCTCTGATACATTTCAATTGAAATGTATTGTCTCAGATGTTAATGGTAAAAAATATTGCGTTAGAGAGAGAAAAAATATAGAAGCTGCAGCAGATAGATTAGCACAAGTAAATGATAAGTTGATTAAATTAGTGGATTATTGTATTAAAACGTATCCAACAGATGAGCGATGCAAGCGTTTAGTTAAAAGATTTAAACCTGATAAAATTGTAGAAATTTTACCAACAAGTGAATATACTGCATATAGCGAAAATAAAGGCGAAAAGATTGCTTTTTGTTTAGATGTTAAAAAGAAAGAAACAACCAATTTAATTGATTTAAATACTTTAACATATGTTGCCATTCATGAGTTGGCTCATATATGTACTGTAAGTATAGGACATACTCCAGAGTTTTGGAATAATTATAAGTTTTTATTAGTAAATGCTGAAAAAATAAAAATATATACACCTATTGATTATAAAAACAAACCACAAGAATATTGCGGTATAAATATAACCGACAATCCCTATTTTGATGTTTAGTTATTTAGTTATTTAGTTATTTAGTAAAATAACAATATATATTATATATATTATACATAATATATATTATGTATATTAGTAATATAGTAGTAATAGTAGTAATAGTAATATTAATAGTTACTGTTAATTTAATAATGAAAAGTAAAAAAAGTAAAAAAACTACAGAATATTATGAAAATGTAATTGCAGAAACACCTTATCCAGAGTTAAATAATCTAATGGGTAAGTTTAATAAAATTTACGAAAAAAATATAAATTCTAAAATAGGACTTAAAAATTTTCTTAAAAACTATTATTAACATCTTTAATTTTTATCAATATATACTTTTTGACTTCTAGGAAGTTTAACTTTTAGAGTTTTTTCAATAAGCGCAATTTGAGAATTATTTGGTAATTCTTTGTTTGCTTCCCAACGAGCAACAAATTGTTGTGATACTCCAATCATGGCAGCAAGCTCTTTTTGATTTTTTCCATGGATCATTCTTGCTTGTGCAATTAATTTACCAAGAGGTTCTTTCATAACAACTTTTGTGGTTGGTTGTGGTTGCGATTGTAGCAGCTGCAGTAATTGCTGTGGCTGCGCGTTTTTTGGTTTATTTGAATTTTTTAGTTTAACAACCCTCCAATCTTGGTGTTCTAGGTCTTCCATTTTATACTATACTATACTATACTATACTATACTATTATTTATTCAATTTTAAAATTAAATTGAATAAATCAATAAATTAATAAATTAATGAATATAAAGAAAGATAAAGAAAGATAATAAATGAAACTATTAGTTTTTGATACCGAAACATCTGGATTACCAGAAGAAAGAGGGCAGTCACTTTATGCAACCCATAAATGGCCTTTTATTATGCAATTATCATATTTATTTTACGATAATTCAAGTAATGAAGTTATTGAGTTATATGATTCATTAGTAAAATTAGATAACAATATATTACTTTCAGAAGATAGTATGGCAATTCATAATATAACGCGAGAGATGGGAAATAATAGTGGAAAACCAATTAAAGAGGTTCTTGCCAGTTTTATTAACGCATTAATGAGCGCTGATGTTATTATAGGTCATAATATTCAATTTGATATTAATATAATTAGAGTAGAATGCATACGAAATAATATAAAATTTAATTTTAATATGAATAAAGAAAATAAACCCATTATTCACTATTGTACTATGAAAAAAGGAAAAAATATTACAAATATTGAATTAACTTCTATTAATGGTACAAAATATATTAAAAATCCAAAATTAATAGAATTATATAAACATTATTTTAATGAAGAAGTAAATAGTCTTCATAATGCGTTGGCAGATGTTCTAGTTTGTTTCCGCTGTTATTATAAAATGGAACATGATTTAGATATATATAATTTACTAAAAGAGAATTTAGAAATACAAAAAGTTTTTACACTTTATCTAGAGGACCCAAGAACATAAACATACTTTGCGTATTGTACGCCATCGCCTCTAAAAAATTGGCTTCTGAATCGCCCGACCCCACTTAACTGATTTTGAACAACTACATTATTTCTACTATCTGTTATAATTGAATTTTGTACATTGATAGTATTTGTTCTATTTCTTATTGTATTTGTTAATCTTGATGATATACCAATACCATTTGCTTGACTTGATCCAGTCATCCACGAACGTTCGCATAAATTGTCGCATTCGCAATTATTTCCTGTAGAACGACGTTGAAGAGCTCTAATGCGCGCATTATAAGACATTCTATATATATATAAAATATATAAAATATTTAGTTATAATATAAATAAATGTCATTCGTGTCACTTGCACCTACAAAATCCGACCAAGAAGTTACTGATGCATTAAGCAAATTAACCAATGAAGACTTAAATGTGATTATTGAAGACATATATAGGATAGAGTTGGCAAAAATGTACAAAAAGCAACCGGGTCCATGGGATTGGAAAACGCCTCAGCCGCGAATGACGGATGGTTTTTTGTATGCAAATGAGGCGAGTGAGCGAATGTTCTTTCTAATGAACGGATTATTTTTTGCTCCACCAATCCCGGGATCCCGAGAATACACTCTTTACCGTAATGATATAATTCTGAATCTAACTAACTATTTTATAAAAAATTATTATAATATGGATTATGATGAGCAAATACAAAAAATGGAAGAGGAAGAAAAAGAAATGGACGAAGAAATAAAAAAAATGCTAATGGAAGAGGAAAAACAAAAAATGGACGAAGAAATAAAAAAAATGCAAATGCAAAAAAAACGCGAAAGCGTGAAGGTGGTAAATTATACAGGAGTAAAAAACATAAAAAATGTAAATCCAAACGATGCCATAAAAAAAATATTAGAAAAACAAGAAGAAGAATGTAACTTTAATAATTAATATTAATTATATTATTAAATTTTAAGGGCATGGCCCCTTACCCGGAGCACATCAAACATGCATCTCTTTCTAGTTTTTTGATGGCATCGGGTTCAATTGTAAATTGCTGCGGTTGATGTCTAGCTTTTCGTCGTAGATAATATAATCCGGTTTTAAGTCCTTGTTTCCAACTATAAAAATGCATGCTTGTTAATACTTTATGATTTGGCTCTTCAACCCATAAATTTAAACTTTGAGATTGGCAAATATAAGCTCCTCTATCTCTAGACATATCAATTAAGTTTTTCATAGACATTTCCCAAACAATTTTATATTTTTCTTTTAATTGTTTTGGAATTGATTCAATATATTGAACGCTTCCTTTATTTTGAATAATATTGTTCTTAATTGTTTCATCCCAAATTCCTAAACTAATTAAATCTTCAATTAAATACTTATTTGCCAAAACAAACTCTCCTGCCAATGTTCTACGAGAATAAATATTACTTGTTAATGGTTCAAAACATTCATTATTTCCTAAAATTTGACTAGTGCTGGCAGTCGGCATTGGCGCAACTAATAAACTATTTCTTAATCCATATTTTTTAATACTTTCTTTTAATAAATCCCAATCATAATTAACAGTAGAATCCGAATCCTTTGCAGGATCAACATTCCACATATCAAATTGTAAAATCCCTTTATGGGCAGGACTATTTTCAAAGGATGAATATGCGCCGCAAAAACTTGCACAATAATCCAAAGTATTCCACTCGGTTTCAACCTCTTTTCTAATTGGACGATGTTTCTCTAATAACGCTTTAAGAATGGCATCTTTTGCTCGCGAAAGTTCAATTGAGGCGTCGTGTCGGTTATAAATTGTATACTCACTACACAAGTCAGAATCATTTTTAAAGCTCCAATTTTCCAGTCTATAATTATAGAGTAAAAGATTCATCTCATTTTGTCTTTCTTTTGCAATTTCATTAGATTGCTCTAACGCAGCATGATAAATCGTTTTAAAAATATTTTTATTAATGTTTTTGGCTTCAGCACTTTCAAATGGATAATCTAATAATAAAAATACATCAGATAAACCTTGAACCCCAATTCCAATTGGTCTGTGATATAAATTACTGCGTTTAGTTTTTATGGTTGGATAATAATTAATATCAATTATTTTATTTAAATTTTCAGTTACAATTTTAGTAACACTATGAAGTTCTTCATAATCAAATTTATTTCTTAAAAGATTTTCAACCATTTGATAATTTCCAACTAAATAATTATTGTCAACTAATTGTGGCAAACTATCTACTCCAAATTTTGTTTTAAAAGTATTATAATCTTCTTCATTTCCATTCTCAATAATACATTCTTTAAAATTAATTTTGCGTTTTGTAAGTAATCCTTTTAATAATAATGACTGAAAACAATTTTTCTGAACATATATAGTAACATTTGTAAAGGGATTTTGTGTATATTTAACAAACTTGGTTAATCCAATTGAAGCCAAATTACAAACTGCTGTCTCATTTTTATTGCTATATTCAGTAATTTCAGTGCATAAATTACTAGATTTAATTGTTCCTAAGTTTTTTTGATTTGTTTTTGAATTAATATGATCTTTATAAAGCATGTAAGGTGTGCCAGTTTCTATTTGTGAATCTAATATTTTTAACCATAAATCACGCGCATTAATTTGTTTAATATATAATTTTTTACTCTCATAATCATTATATAATTTTTTATACTCTTCTCCATAACAATCTTCTAACCCAGGCGTTTTATTAGGACAAAATAAAGACCATTTACTATTTGTATGTACTCTTTCCATAAATAAATCGGAAATCCACAGCGCATAAAATAAATCTCTTGCCCTCAGCTCTTCATCTCCATGATTTTTCTTTAAATCTAAAAAATCTTCAATATCTGGATGATGTGGTTCTATATAAATTGCAAAACTACCGGCTCTTTTACCTCCACCTTGATCTATATATCGTGCTGTTTTATTAAATACTCCTAACATTGGAACAATACCATTTGATGTACCATTTGTTCCTTTAATATGAGAACCAGTTGCTCTAATATTATGAATGTGTAACCCAATCCCTCCTGCATGTTGGGAAATAATTGCACATTCTTTTAATGTATTATAAATACCATCTACACTGTCATCTTCCATTGCAACTAAAAAACAAGAACTTAATTGTGGTCTATGTGTTCCAGCATTATATAATGTTGGTGTTGCATGTGTAAAATATTTTTGCGAAAGTAAATTATAAGTAGTTTTAATCTTATTTAAATCATATAAATGAATAAAAATGGCAACACGCATCCACATATATTGCGGTCGCTCAATAATTTTTTTATTAAAATGCATCAAATATGCGCGTTCAAGTGTTTTAAATCCAAAATAATCAATCAAATAATCCCGCGAATGAACTATTAAACCATTTAAATAATTTTTATGCAAATTAACAAAAGTTATAAATTCTTCAGTTACTAAATTATGGTCTGCCAACTCATTCATCGCATCAGAAAACAAAAAGCTTGTATTTTTTTGTAAATTAGAAACAACTAATGCGCTTGATAACACTCCATAATCTGGATGCTTTGTAGATAGGGAAGCTGCCTGTTCTGCCGTTAATTCATCAATTTTACTTGTGCTAATATTATCATGCAGTTGATCTATTACTTTAATTACTAAACTTGTATAATTTATTTTTAATTTAAATTCTTCTCCAATTTTTTTAACTCTACTTAAGATTTTATCAAATGATACCGCTTCCCTTTTTCCAGACCTTTTAACTACAATCATATCTTTTGTTTCATCTAGTATAGCGGTTGTTGTTTCCATTTCCATTTATATTTATATAGTGTTATTATTTTAAGCATTTTTAAATATTCAATTAGTAGTTGTAATTGAGAAGAAGCATTTATTTACTAAACTAATATTGTTATTGTTATTGATATATTTATTGTCATGATTATTATTATTATTGTTGTTATTATTATTGTTGTTATTATTGTTATTGTTATTGTTACTGTTACTGTTATTGCGTTTTTTAGGCGCTCTGTGTTGGCAGCCTTCAATTCTTTCTTTTTCAATTGTATCCCATACATCTTTTATTTTAGGTAATGCGTGTTCAAACCATAATTTATTTCGTAAAATTAATACATTACTAAGTACATCTAATTTCCAATAAATAGTTTTTAACCATTGTGAGTCACTATTTTTTTCATTAATAGTATTTTCTTCCCATTGATTATAATCTTCTTGACTTAATAATAATGGTGGATATTCATAATAAGTATTTCCATTTTTTGAGAATAACAAAATTATGCCTTTTTCTTTATTATCACTAGAATAATTAAATGAACCATCATTAATAAAGGCTTCATAAGAATCATATTCTGTAAATTTTGTTTCTAAAAAGTCGCATTCATTTAAATCGCAGGTTTCTAATTGTACTTGAACCTGAATCCAATATTCCATTTTTGGAATTCCAGTGATTGTTCTACTGACTACATTTTTTATTTCTAACATTCTACCATATCGTCCATTATTTGGATCTACATTAATACCATCAGGGGATGCTCCAATAAAATAATATTTTGGATGTTGAATACATCCAAATTCTTCAACAACTGTACCATACATTTTTTCATATAATTTAACCGATATTGGTTCATATTTTTGACCCCAATGCATAGGAGAATCTAATGACTGTTGAGCAAATTCAAACCGAGATTGGCATTTTTCATAAATAATACTATTTACAAATGATTCAGAACCAAATACTTTCCATATTGAACTCGCTGTTAATAAATTATGTCTAAAAGAATACCATTCATCAGTTCTTTGAGCTGGTTGTTCCATATTTCGTAAATAGTCTAACTTTTTATCTAAATGGCTTTTATTTACAATAATATTTCTAATATAACTAGTAGTATAAGACCGATAAGGTATAACCTTACACCACGCTGTTTTTATTGTTTTTTTAATAATTGTTTTAATTTTTTCATTACTATCAATATTGTTAATATTAATATTTGAATATATAATATGGTTATAAATATAATCGGTCACTTTAATATCAAAACATTCTTTACTAAGTTCTAAAATATTTTTACTTACATAGTCTTTAAATAATTCTATACATTCCGTTTTAATTTTTGATATCTCTAATTTACACGGTCTAACATTATTGTTATTTGCCATACTATAGTAGTATTAATTGTTTATATTTATTATCAATTTTATATTAATATTAAATATTAAATATTAAATATTAAATATTAAATATTAATTCTTACTAGTATTATCCGGTGAGACAGCTCTAACTAACAATTTATTTTTTCGTGTTGGACCTAAATTTTTTAACACTGATGGTTGATGCTTTAAACGTAATGTAAATTTTCTTGTGTTATTATTAAATTGTAATGTTGGAATGCTTTCTAATACACCAGATTCTTTTTTATAGATCACATCTTTATTTCTTTGGAGCGATTTTTTATCTAAAATAGTACTGAGATATTTTTTTAATTCGTCTTTTTCCTCAATATTTAATTTATGTGTAATTGCGATAGTTTCAATATATTGCGTTATTTTTTCCATTTTTGCCGATTTATCTAATTTATTCCATGACTCTTCTTTATTTTTCTTTGTTTCATTATCTAATAATATATCTAAATTTGATATATTATTTATTACTGAGTTTAATTTTTTTTGATTTCCATTTAAAAGCATTGTTTTGTATTTAATATTTTTTAATTCTTGGCACTCATTGCTCATTCTTATATATTATATAATAAATTAAGTTTAACTATTTATTTATATTAATTAATTATTTATTAATATTGATTCAAAATAAAAAAATTTAATCTATTTAATCTATTTAATATTTATATTTAACGCTTATATTCCTTAGTGATGTTAAAATTAGAATGATTGTAATATTTTGACTTATTTGACTTATTTGACTTATTATTAAACATTAATTCTTTACATTTTGATTTTTGATTGCATTGTTTTTTAATTTCTAGAAGTTTGTTTTTCTCTTGTGCTTTCAAATAATTTAAGTCAAACAAATTTGACATTGGATTCGCAACATTCTTATTAACCAAGCTAAACAAAATCAGTGCTGAAGCCGCCATTTATAGTTATCACTTTTAAGTTTAAAATAAAAAATAAAAAATTTTCAATTTTTTTTATTTTTTGTCATTGCTATCTTTAATATTATATTAATATAAAGAAGAAGAATGAAAGAAATCATTGTTAAATTTGAAAAAGGTCCAGCAAATAAAAAATATACGGCTTATATTAAAAATAAACAAACAAAAAAAATAAGAAAACTGCATTTTGGAGATAAAAATTATCAACAATATAAAGACAGAACGCCGTTGGGATTATACAAAAGTCAAAATCATAATACAAGAAAACGAATGGAAAATTATTTTTTACGACATTCAGGAACAAAAAATAAAACATTGGCAATTAAAAAAGAAAAGGCCAAAAGTGATGGATATTATACACCGAAATTATTAAGTCATATTTATTTATGGTAATCTAAAAACAAAAAAACAAAAAAATATAAAAATTGAATTAAATATTATTAAATAATAAATAATAAAAATAAAATAAGACTAATACTATTACAATGCCTTCCTATCAGTTCAAATTATTTGAATACGATATAAGAGAAGAATTACATCTTGAAAAAGTAGAATATGTTCCAGGAAAAGATTTAAAAAAATTTTTAATTCAAATGTATGGAATTGACGAAACCGGTAAAACAGCTTGTATATTTGTAAAAGATTATTATCCATTCTTTTATATTAAGGTTGGTGACGATTGGGATAATGCGAATGTATCTGACTTTATTTCATTTCTAAGAAATAGTTTAGGAGATTATTATGAAGACTCATTGTTATCTGGAAAATTAATGAAAAGACATAAACTTTATGGATTTGATAATAAAAAACAATATAATTTTATTAAACTAAATTTTACAAGCTTGCAAGCTTATAATAAATGTAAAAATTTATATTATGATGAAATAAAAGAAAATGGAACTTATGAAAAAAAATTAAAACCAGATGGATTAGAGTTTTTAGATTGTAAAACTGAATTATATGAAGCGCAAATTCCTCCATTACTTAGATTATTTCATATTTGTAAAATTAAACCCTCTGGTTGGATTGAGTTAAAAAACGGCACTTTTGAGTTTACTAAACAAAAACTTACAACTTGCGACTATGAATTTATTGTTAATTATAAAAAAATTATTCCATGTAGTGACCCCGAAAAAGAAAAGATTTGCGTTCCATTTAAAATTTTAAGTTTAGATATTGAGGCTTCCAGTAGTCATGGCGATTTTCCACTTGCCAAAAAAAACTATATCAAAGTTGCCACAAATATTATTGATTATTTAATAAATAATCAAATTGCTGAGTGTAGTACTATTTTATTAACAAAACTAATCAAGACAGCATTTAAATATGATGAATGTAAAGGGATTGAGCGCGTCTATTTAAAAACTAAAATCAGCGAAGCAGAATTAGACGAAAAAATAGAAGAATTGTTTAAAATTAAACCAGCAAAACAAACAACTTATATAGAGATAAAAGAAGAATCAGAAGATGAAAATGAAGATGAAGATGACGACAACAATAATACAGATGATCCGCACCATGGTCATAATAATATTGAAGAAGTGGCTCATAAAAAAACATATAAGGCAGGACATAAAAACGTTGAATCAAATATTTTAGAGATTATAAATGATTCAAGCACTCGTAATACAAAAATTTTAGAATTAACTAAATGTTTTGGACAACACAATCCAAATCATTTAAATAAATGGGAAGGATTATTTCCAGAAATTGAAGGTGATAAAGTAACCTTTATTGGTTCAACCATAAGAAAAAATGGAGAAGCCATGCCATATTTAAGACATTGTATTGTTGTAAATACTTGTGACCCAATTGAAAACGCAGTTGTTGAATCCTATAATACTGAAAAAGAAGCTTTATTAGCATGGACTACTTTTATTCAAAAAGAAAATCCAGATATTATAATTGGATATAATCATCATGGTTGGGATGAAGGATTTATGTTTGACCGCACTATTGAATTAAACTGTATGCCAGAATTTAGCAAATTGTCTAGATTAAAAAACGAAAAATGTTATAAAGAGATTTGGCGAGGACCAGATAAACCACGCGCCATTTCAATTGAAGAAAATAGTTTAAAAATTGCGAGCGGACAATATAATTTACGTTATTTTCATATTTCTGGGCGAATGCAAATTGATTTTCTTAACTTATTTAGACGCGAAGAACAACTGCCAAGTTATAAATTAGATTATGTGTCAGGACATTTTATTGGTGACATAATTAGTGAGGTTAAATATGAAAATGAAAATGACAATGATAATACTAATACATTATTAGTAACAAAAAACTTAACTGGCTTGAACGTAAATGATTATATTGTAATTGAAGAACTAGGTCATTCAACCGAACAATTTCAAAATGGTAAAAAATTTAAAGTGTTCAAGATAATTAATAATACTATTATTTTAAATGAAATCATTCATCCGGATAAAACAAAAGTCTTAAGATGGTGTCTTGGAAAAGACGATATTGGTCCGCAAGATATATTTAATTTAACAATCAATGGCGGTGCAGAAGGCCGTTCAATTGTTGGAAAATACTGTTTAAAAGATACAGAACTTGTGCATGATTTGATGCGAAAAAATGACACTTTAACTACTTATACAGAAATGTCTAATTTATGCTGGGTTCCAATGAGTTTCTTAGTTTTTAGAGGACAAGGCATTAAATTAACTTCTTATGTTGCGCAAAAATGTCGTGAAAAAAATACACTTATGCCTGTAATAGAAAAAGACACAAGCGATGATGGATATGAAGGTGCAATTGTATTGCCGCCAAAATGTAATTTATATTTAAAAACACCAGTTGCCTGTGTTGATTATAGCTCACTCTATCCGTCTTCTATTATTAGTGAAAATATATCACATGATAGTAAAGTATGGACAAAAGAATATGATTTACAAGATAACTTAATAAAAGAAACTGGAGAAAAAATGTATGACAATTTAGAAAATGTTGAATATATAAATATAACATATGATACTTTTAAATGGGTTAGAAAAACACCAAAAGGATGTGCGGTAAAAGAAAAATGTGGTTATAAAATATGTAGATTTGTTCAATATCAACAAGGAAAAGCAATTATGCCTTCTATATTAGAAGAATTATTAGCGGCCAGAAAAAACACAAAAAAACAAATGAAAAATGAAAGCGATCCTTTTATGATGAATATTTTAGATAAAAGACAATTAGCAATTAAAGTAACTGCCAACTCACTATACGGACAAACCGGTGCCAAAACCAGCACTTTTTATGACAAAGATATTGCAGCCAGCACTACAGCAACTGGTAGAAAATTATTGATTTATGCAAAAGAAGTAATTGAAGCATGTTATGATAATGTTCAAGAAGAAACCACTAATCATGGCGTAGTTAAATGTAAAGGCGAATATATTTATGGGGATACAGATTCAGTATTCTTCACATTTAATTTAAAAGATATGGAGGATAAACCAATTATTGGAAAAAAAGCATTAGAAATAACAATTGAACTGGCAAAAAAAGCAGGCGCCCTTGCAAGCATGTTTTTAAAAGAACCACATGATCTAGAATATGAAAAAACATTCTTACCATTTTGTTTATTGTCTAAAAAACGATATGTTGGTATTTTATATGAAGATGATGTAAATAAAGGCAAACGTAAATCTATGGGAATTGTATTAAAACGACGCGATAATGCGCCAATTGTAAAAGATATATATGGTGGGGTAATTGACATATTAATGAAAGAGCAAGTAGTCCATAAGGCAGTAGAATTTGTTAAACAATCATTGGAAGATGTAGTTAATGAAAAATATTCACAGCAAAAATTAATCATCACAAAATCGCTGCGGTCTTATTATAAAAATCCAAAACAGATTGCTCATAATGTATTGGCCATGAGAATAGGAGAACGGGAGCAAGGCAATCAACCAAAACCGGGCGATAGAATAGAGTTCATATATATTGAAAATAAAGATAAAAAAGCACTGCAAGGAGAAAAGATTGAAACTCCAGCATTTATAGAAAAAAATAAACTTAAAATTGATTATAGTTTTTATATTACAAATCAAATTATGAAACCGCTTCAACAAGTATTTGCTTTAATATTAGAAGAAATGGAAGACTTTATTGCCAAACGCGGATTGTCTATGAAAAGCTGGAAAGCTGATATTGAAAAACTACAAACTAAATGGCCTGATAAAGAAAAATTCGCAAAAAAATATGAAGAGTTTAGATGTAAAGAAGTAAAAAGTATTTTGTTTGACCAATTTATTAATAAAGTTAAATAAAGTTAATCATTAAGATCAAGATCATCCACAAATAGATGCAGTAATTTATTGTGTGATTTTTTTACTGCGTCCCATTTTGCTTTTGGTGTTACCAAGAACTGTGAACTTTGTTCAATTGTATAACTAAATTGATAGTGATTGGATGTTAAATATCCTTCAATAATATCCAATTGTCTTAGCCACCATTCTTTATCTTCTGTTCGCCCATTTAAATATTTAACGCAATAAGTTAACACAAAGTATAATTCATTTAGAATATGATATCTAAAATAATAATTAACACTAATAATTTTGGCATTCACACCTACAATGAGTTGTGTTGCCGTAATTTTTTTTGATATATAATTAAACCAATGGCGAATAATAGTATTCGCATAATTGTTTAATACTTGTCCATAAATTTTAGAAGACAATTCAATCGGCAAGCATGGAAAGTTGCAGAGATGAAGCATATTGTTAGTGTTAATCATTCGCAATAACAATATGTGATGTGTTGTTATTATTTCAATTTTTAATATTTCAATTTTAATATTTTATAATATAAAATAATATAAAGTAATATAAAATAATATAATATAAAGTAATATAAAATAATATAATATAAAGTAATATAAAGTAATATAAAATGACTAGTCTAAAAATCAACTATCTAAATAATTCATCTGAATTGTGTGAATTAGGTAAAAAATATGATACTGATAAATCATCACAAAGAAGTAATGTAAGTACTTATAGACATTGCCATCCATATACATTATTTTACGAGTCTATATTTAAAAAAAAAAAGGGTGAAAACTTAAAAATAGCAGAACTAGGTATATTATATGGTGGTTCATTGCTTATGTGGAAAGATTACTTTATAAATTCGCAAATATATGGATTTGAATATGACAATAATCTAATAAATTATTTTAAACAAAATTTTAATAATGACAGAATTACTCTTTCTAATATAGATGTAACTAATAAAAATAGTATTATAAATGCTTTTAGCGAATTAAATGAATTGTATGATATAATTATTGAAGATACTACACATGTATTTGAAGATCAAATACGAGTTATTGAAAATGTTTATGAATATTTAAAACCAGGAGGAATATTAATTATTGAAGATATATTTAAATCATATAATGAAAATGATTATATAAATCGCTTGGCTCCTATATTGGTAAACTTTCAAGACTATTTTTTTTTAGAATTAGACCATAATAATAGAAACTCAACGGGTTGGGATAATGATAAATTATTTATATTAATAAAAGGAGGAGCGGAACCAATTTTTGAAATATAAATAAATTAACAATAATAACACCATCCTATAGAGTTGACAATGTAGAAGAAATAAAAAAAAAGTATTAATTCGTGGATAATACTCGCAGAGTTTTAGAACTTCGTGAGGGAATAAATGAAGCAAAGACAAAACACTTCACATTTCGGTGTATGTGTGGAACTACATATGCGAGCGTTTTTGGTATTAAATATTTAAAATATTTAAAATAGTTTAAATAGTTTAAATATGTAATAAAAATAATTTACCACCAAGGATAAGGTAAAGGCGCCATTCTTTCCATATCCCAATTAGGTCGTGGTCTAATAAGTTCTCTATAATTTTCGTTTATTCCTTGTAATCTAGTGAATCCAATCTTATTCCAGTTTAAAGCATTTTTTGTGTATGCTCTTTCTTTTAGTAAGTTGGCAAGCTCAGCAACTCTAGGATCTGGATCTGGCAATCTGAATTTACTACGCGTTCTTCTGGCTGGACCATCAACCCCTTGTTTTTCTAAGTCTAATATTTTGGCATTTTGTTCAGCAAGCATTTGTGTATTTAGGGCAAATGCGGCATTCAAAAGTTGTTCATATTTAGCTTTAGCTTTAGCGTTATCATCTAATAGACCAGGTAATCTTGAATCAAACGCTCCTCGTGCATTTCTTTTTGTTTCTCTTAAATTGTTATATTTTTTATTTCTTTTTTTATTTCTTTTTTTATTTTTTTTTGTTTTTGGCATTTATATAATATAAATATTATATATTTTTTTTTATTTTTTTATTTTTTTTATTTTTTTTATTTTTTTTATTTATAGTATAATGGATTTTTATACTAAGTTGTTTTGGATGTTTTTCTTAGCATTTATCTTTTTATCTAGTTATTTACTTTGCTGTACTAAGAAAATAAATATATTTTATTTACAAATTGCTTCAGGTATAGGAATGTTTGTGACAAGCAAAATTGGAAGAAGTTTTTTAAGAATAGCTTAGATTAAGCTTAGATTAAGCTTAGATTAGTTTTAAATAGTAGGAATAAACCGCCAATTTAATTCTTGACATATTTTTTTCCATATTTCATCTTGTTCTATTATTTTCTCTCTATCCTTTAACATCGGAAAGAAGGGCAGAAACTCTTTTTGATTCAGCAATTCACATAGTTTATAAATAGTGTAGTAATAATTTAAAAAATTAACACGTTCTTCAGGGCAAAACTTTGCATAAGGAACTTGTATTTCTGTAAAAAGATTACACAATGTTTCTTCTAATTCAGAAGTCATTATAGGGGGGCGAACTCCTAATTTATCTTTTATAAAGGGTATATGCTCATAATATTTATTGTATTTTAATTTTTTTAAAACTTCTTTTAATTTTTTATTACAAATAGTTTTAATATCTAATCTTTCTTTTTTAATTTGTTGACTAATATTTTCAAGTATATCATCTGGTATTAAAGTAGTTTCTTTTGCTTGAAACTGAGCCAAAATCTCTCTAAAATGATTTATTCTTTTATAAGAATAAAAACAAACTTCTTTAGGCGGTTCTTTATAACTTGGTTTATCATTTTCAATAATATATTTAAGATTGGCACTACAATTATTACATACTAAAAGGCCTTCATGTTCTATATGAATTAGTTCCCCAAGATTACATATTCTACATACATCAGCTTCGCAAATAAAATTATTAATATCAATATTTGTTGGATCAATATTTGAAAAATATTTTTGTATATTTAGATTATTTTTTGTTAAACAATTATCACTACAATCAGAAATCTTGAAAAATTTTTCAAGAACTGTCTTATTACTTGCTGTATTTGATATATTTTTTTTTTCTTCAAAATAATTGAATATATAAGTTGAATTGTCTAAAAAATATTTTTTTTTTTTTTTTTTAAGAGAATTATTTTTTTAATCATTTTTTTTTTTTTTTTTTTTAATTTTTTATTTTTTTATTTTTTAAAAAAAATTAAAAAAAATATATCAAATCTATTATTTGTTTTTTTATTATTTTTTTTTTTTTTAG